ATATAGTAAATTGTCCCAAAAAAAAGTAAACAAAAAAAATAAAAAAAAAAGAAAAAATAAAAAAAATATTTTTCTTAAGTTTTTTTGTGACCTTAAAGATATTATGTCTAGGAGACAATAACATGCAAAACAAATCAAAATTCTTTGAATTTTTTAAAACCAAACGATTAAAACTTAGCTTAGTAATCTTTTTCGGGACGATCGGCGTAGTAAGTAATTACTCGGCTCTTAAATACTTTCTAGCACAAACAAGAATAGATTTTCTAGGGTCTGAGGTAAGCCTGACTATTTACGCGATAGGAATCACTATGGCATTGGATGTCAGTATTATAATATTTCACCTTGCAAGGATATACCCGTTAATGTTTGGCTCATCAATGCTTGCATTTATGATTTCGCTCGGTGCCAATACTACTACTTACTTCGCTTGTGCTGGTAGCTGTAAGAATGCCCTGGATGATCTCGGAACCGTAATGATGTTTGGGCAATCGCTTGTGATGTCAATATTGCCAATTATAATTATAATCTATCTGACTGAACTGGCAGTCAAACAATATGACATGGAGGTTGGGAATACCGAAGAAACTTATAAAAATAGTTGGAAAAATATTAAACTAGATTAGTAATACAAAGCCAAGCTATAGATTTATAGCTTGGTATATTCAAAATGCATTAAATCTTTTCTGGGAAACTTCTCACCACTCAAGAAATTATACTCACCCCAAACTTGAATAAACGCTTTACTAAATGGCTTTAATCCATCGGCCAAACACTCTTCTCTTGTTTTGCCTAATGGGTTTTGTGATGCGTTAAAATCTAATGCCGTCCCGAATGCATGATTGCTTAAAATCTTCTTGTGCTCGAGTCCTCGTATGTATCTAGGATTGAAGCATCCATCATAGGATATGATTTCATTGATTAACTTAGTTCTGACCAAATCATTAAAGACCTTACAAAGATCTTCCATGATAATTTTATTACAATAAATTTTGTTTGGTAACTTTTTGTTTACTTTGGCATACTCTGCAAAATCGAGCATGCCCATATTTGCTTTTTGAAATGCTTGGAGTTTTTCTGGCGACTCCATGACATTCCCATATTTAATCTCTGCCTTACTTGGCATCGTCTTCGACAAAGAAGTTGGATAATACTTTACCGACTGCCCCAATTATCATAACTACCAATCCTACTTCTGGCTTTTCATTTACAATAGAAATACCTGTGGCAATTTGTGCCCCGTATTGCATAGCATCACCAACTTTTCTTATACCTGCTGGTGTTGGTTTATAGTATCCGCCTATATCAAATTTCATATTATTTCACCTTTATTAGTAATTGTTTTACATCTGCCTTGATTTCTCTTAACTCTTCTTTAATTTCTTGTATTACTTTTCTGTCTTGCTGTGCTTCACTTTCTAATTTTACAATTCTTACTTCATGTGTGTAGTATGCTACTGTTAAAGATACAATAAATGATCCATAGGTTATTATATCTTTAAAGTCTAATCTTAGATTCATTTTTTCTTTTTCGCTATTGGCTTAGTAAATTCTTTTCCTACTTTTACAGGAATTCCTACTTTTTTTGCAAACTTTGGATTATTCGCAACGGCCTGCATTAATCTTTCTTGTGCTTTACTTTTAGTTGGCATACTATCTCCTTTATGCTTTTATATTGCTTTGTTTAATATTGTCAAGTTTACTTTACTCTGTTTTTGTTATCTTGTTCAAATTTAGATTTCATTTCTTGTTTGCGTTTAACTTCGTTTGCATTGTCTGATAAGAATTGTTCTATTAATGGCTTCTGTAATCCTTGTTGTGTTGCAAATCCTCTTTGGGTAGATTCTGGTATTGCTGTTGGAGTTCTTATGCCTTTAGTTTTTTCTAATACTTTAGCCGCAAATTTTCCGCCTTCTCTCTCCATTTTTGGAGCTATCAAAGCACCTCCGAGAGTTCCGAGAGTAGTTCCAAATGCTCCACCTGTAGCCGCACCAGAAGGTCCTCCAACAATTCCACCTATTGTAGTTCCAATACCTCCACCAAAAGTTCCTCCAGTTGCAAGCATTCTATTAGTGACGCTTGATCCTATTGCTCCAGTTGCTTGTATCTCTTGCAATAACTTTAAGTCTGCTATTGTTTGATTTACATCTCTAAGTTTATTGATGCCAGGATAATTATTATATCTAGGATTTTTTAATTCCTCTCCCATTAATTTTATAGTTCTTGATTCTGCCTCTAATGGAGTTAAAGAATTTTGTCTTAATTTAGAATTTATAAATTCTTCTGCTTTTTTTGCACTTGCTTCCTTCCCTCCATATTGTGATACTGTTAATTTTTGTAAATATTCAGATACATTTGTTGCATCAGATACTGGCTTCATTGCCTCTTTATAATCAACAGATTGTTGCTTTAATGGAACATCAATTTCAGATCTTATTGTTTTGAATAAATTTAATCTATTTTCTGCGTCAATTGGAAGTTGTCTTTGTTCTCCTACCTTTGGAGTTAATGCTTTGATATCTTTATCAATTTCTTTTATTAGTTTTTTTGATTGCAATCCATTCAAAGTTTCTGGGTATACTTGATCTATTTTTTTAATTTTTTTATTTAATGCTTTTAATGTTAATTCATCAACATCTGATGTAGTATTAAATTCAGTTGCAATATTTTTTAAATTATTAAGTACATCTTCTTTTGAAATAGATATTTTTTCATTATCTTTTTCAAGCACTTTATATGCTCTATTTGATAATAGGCTCGCCTTTCTTCCAAATGGATCTTTCTTTACTAAATCAGTAATATCATTTGCTAGTTTTTGAGTCTCCTCTTTTCCTGTGCCTGTAAATATTCTTTCTATCTTCTTAATTCTCTCAGGTTGACTTTCTACTTTTTCTAAGTAAGGAAGAGTTTTACCAGTCATTGCAGATAATCCTGATTTAATGCTTACATCAATTGCAGGTTTTACTCCCTGTATTGCAGACTGTACTCCTCTTCCCAATACTGGTAGCCCTCCTCCTAACGCTCCACCTATAGCCACATCTTTTGCAATTTGTCCTGCTGTATCACCTTCTGAATATCCTAATCCTGATATTGCCCCTGTTCCCGCTCCAATTAATGCAAGTTTTCCTAACTTCGCAGCTGTTGTCGCTTGTCCAATTCCAGGTATAAAAGAAGGCAGCACACCTCCTGCAATCTCTGATCCTGTGTAAGTGATTGGATTTGCTTCTTGTGCTTGTTTGTATGCTTGCCTTGATTCTTGTAATGCTTGTTCGTATGGAACGCCTTTCATGATTGATTCGAGTCTTGCCGTTGCTTCGTCTGCAAATCCAAATGATAGGCCTTGAGCTCCTCCACGTAGTGCTGATTCTGTTTTTGAGACTTGAGGAGGAGGAGCCTGAGAGATTGGTTGATTAGGAATTACTTCTTTTGTTCTTTTTTCATCAAGTCTTTGAAATCTTAATTTTCTTAATTCTTCTTTATCCATAATATCCTCAAAATTCTGCTATTGGGTCAAGACTATCGCCTTTAGGAAATACATAATATTTATTTTCATCTTCTTTATATTCCACTTCAAAGCCTTTATTTTTTAATTTAATAATTTGCTTGTCTATTAAACTTTTTTGTAAATTTTTTAATCTATTTGAATATTCTTCTTTTGATTCATTTGGAGATATAGCTAAACTATCATTCCAAAATTTAATATCATCCATTGTCATTGATCCTTGACCTTTCAAAACTCCCATAGTAGCAGCAATTCCATATTTTAATGTATCCTGTTCCTTTGATGCTCCTCCTACCCAAGCATTTCCCTTATCTTTTACACTATTTGCCAAACTACTAGTAAGGTTTCTTAATTCAGTAACTTTTGATAACTCATCATTATCTTTATCTTCTAATCTAATCCCTTTTTCTGGCTTTGTTTTTATTCCTACTTTCACTGGAACAGACTGTTGATTTCTACTTCTTAATCCTTGCAATACGTTTGAATCATTTAAATCTGCATAACTTAAATCCTCTGGAACATCATAACCTAAATTTTTAAATACCATTCTTCTTTTTTGGCTTTCTTTACTCTTGGGATCCATAAGGAGTTTAGCTTTTCTTTCATTCTCTTGTTTGTCTCTCATTCCCTGAAACATATTAGCAGATCTTTGTATATCGTAAGAATCCCCACCCATAAGACCTGTTCCAATTCCTGCAATACCTTGAGCAATTAATGATCCAAGGAAGTTTGAACTATCATCATTTGATTCTTTTGGCATTTGCTGTTCCGGTAGCATTTGCACTCCTGCACTACGTATTACATTTTGAGGAGGCATTGCAGAAGGGACACGAGGAGGAGTTGATTGAGAAATTCCAAGTCCTAATGGAATATTTTTTCTAATCGTTTCTTGACCAAGAGATACATTATTAGGAGTAAATATTTCATTTTCTGCATATGGATTAGGATAAGTAATACTTGATGGAATTTGTTTATTTAATATTTTTTTATCTGCCATAATTAACCTACTTTTTTCCTGTCAATGCTGCACCTGCTACGGTTCCGCCTACTGTCAATCCTGTTCCAAGACCTTGACTCATAGCTTGTTGATTTGCGAGTTGTTGTTGTGTCTGAGTCTGTCCCACTCCTCCAATACCTTGACCGAGTGCACTTGTATAATCTGTTTGTAATCCATATTGAGCTAATGGTCTATTGACTTGATTTTGCATAATTTGCTTATTCATTAAATCTGCATTAGCTTGTGCAATACGATTTCTTTCCTGTACATTCAAGTTTGCAAGATCTTGTTGAGTTTGTAAATTTCTTAATCCTGCAGTATTACGATTCTGTACATTAAATTGATTAATAATATCTTGTGCTTGTGCTTTTTGTGTCTGTCTCTCAAAATCTGTTTGCTCAATTCCGCTCGATAAATTTGCTAAATTATTTAAAGCATTTACTCTCGCTTGTTGTGCTTGTGCTGCCTGTTGCATTCCTTGCTGAGATGCTAACTGAGATGCCGCTTGAGAAGATGCTAGTTGTGCCGCTAATTCTTGACCACTTCCTGACAATCCTCTTTGAGCCATATTTTGCAAGATAGATTCTCTTTGTCCTTTTTCTTGTGTTGCAATCTGATTTTGTATTTCACTTAATGCTGCCCTATCAATTGCACTTAATCCAGTTTGAGAAAGTTGCTCATATCCTCCAAGAGCTTGCAATTGTTTGCTTCGCATTGCTTGATTAATTACTCCTGAAGGCAATCCAGTTGCCTGTAATTCTTCTGGAGTAAAATTGCCAAGATATGCTAATGCTTCAGGAGTAGAATATTTTTGTAGTTCAATCTCTGGTATTTCTGGAGGCCTATTAATTAAAGCAGTCAATGCTTGCAGTTTTGCTGAATTTGTTGATGCAGATAAATCTGGTTTTGTTAGATAACCAATCAAACCTCCTGCTACTGTACCTGCTCCTCCTGCAATAAGTGCTGTCGTTACTGGCATTATGATAACCTCGTTTGTAATAATGGATTGAATTGTGTAGTACCTGCAAGTTGTTGCAATGCCTGAATTCTTGAAAGTCTAGTAGGATCATTTTCTTGCAAATATTGCTCTCTTGTTTTATTTATTTGATTCAAATATGTATTATATTTATTAATGGTATCTTGATTATTAGCTAAAAATTGTTGATATGAATTTTCGTCTAATGCTAGTATTTCTGGATTAATAGATTGATTCCTAAGTTGAATTTGTTCTCTAAATCTATTAATTTGATTTTGCCTATCCATTTTAGTTCTTTCTGCAGCTCTCAATTGAGTATCATCAAAACGCCTTCTATTTCTTTGTGCATCTATTTGTTTTGCTTGTTCTTCTGCTATTGTTTTATCTGCTTGGTCTATAAAACTTTGCTCAAAATTTATAGCATTGTTTAATTCATTAATTGCTGCATTATGTGCTTCTAATATTGGTTTACTTGTTTGATATTTTTGTAATTGCTCAGCTACTGCTTTCCCTTGATTTACGTCAACTCCTACTTTACCTGCAACGTATCCGGGAGTTATTCCTCTCACATATTCTTCCTCTGGAGTTGTTTGAGAAGTGATTAAATTTCTTACGTCAGCACTTGACAAAGGGCCTGCCTGTGCTTGTGTTCTTAATGATTCAATATCTCCTACAATACTTGGAGCTTGTGCTTGTCGTATTGCAGTAGCAGTTGTTCCTAAACCTTCGATTGCTTGTTGTCCCGATTGAGTGCTTTGAGTTAAGAATCTATCAAGAACATTTTCTCCTCTTGTTGCCAATGATGGATTAGCTCTTTGGGATTGTATATAATTTTGTAATGCAGTAGGAATTGATTTAATAGTCTCAAGTCCGCTTGCAAGTTGTTCTTGTTGCGTTCCAAGACCTGATCTTAATGCTTGCAATTGATTATATGGTGTCTCGATGTCACCGACTCCACTCGTTCTATATCCTGCAAATTGTTGTAATCTTTCAGGAGTTACATACTGAGTAGGATTTTCTAGAGCATTTTGTACAAATTGTTGTCCTGATCTTATTGTTTCAAATCCTGTTTTTATTGGAGTAGCCTGAGTAGTAAATTGAGCTTGCTTGGTTCCAAGTTCTCCTTGTTTTGCTTGTGCTTCTCTCTGCAATAATCGAGCATTAGGATTATTTGCTTCGTTGGCCTGTATGTATTGTTGTAAATTTGTAAATCTTCCACTGTTGCCTTGTTGATTAATATTTCTTCTTTGTTGGGCATTGGCTCCAAATGTTCCACTTTGCTCTCCTAAGATGGGAGCCTGTGCAGGGTTTTGATCTTGTGGTCTAAATTCTGTGATTGCCATTTTAAAATCCTAGTACTGTAATATTATAATTTTTGCTATTTGATAATCCACTGATATAATGTATCGTCACTGTTCCATCGTTATTGTCATACCAAGATACAGTAATTGCATCATGTTTTTTCTTTGGTGTGCCTATTTCTTCTATATATCCTAATAATAATATTTGCGTCTTACGTCCAAGAGTATTGAGATAAGTTATTTCTGTGAATTCTTTTAAGGATGTATAATTGGATGAAGTTCTAAAAGTTAAATTCTTAATTTGACCTTTAACATTTTCTGGAATTGTAAGATTTCTATTAAAAGAATTGTACACCTCTTCAATAAATTGATTAAGAGGAGAGAGGAGAGAATCCACCCATATTGGAATATCTGCTCCAAGATCGGATCTTTGCACTCTTTTAATTGTTGGGAGCGTTGCCATTATTTAAACCTCTCGCTCATCGGTTCAAACATAGCCGACAATCCCTGTATTGCAAAATAGTTTTGTGCCTTCTTAGACCTGACTCGAAAAAATACCCATGATGCTCTTCTTTTTAGTAATGGAATATAAGTTCTAATTGGATAGGCTAAACCTGTTCCTATCCCCCATGGAATTGACCCCCATGCAAAACTTCCCCAAAGATCAGATCTAATTGGAGTTATTTCCGTATATTCGACATTAGAATCAAAATTACTTGCAAATCCTAATTCGATAGAAATAAAATCCGCAGCTCTAAATAACATTGTAATTTCTCGCCAATGTTTCAATATTCCAGGATTTTGACTGTCATTTTGTGACCATTCAATTATTGATTCTATCGGTTCATAAGAATTTGCAGATCCAGTCGTAAAACCTGTAGCACTTTGAATTGTAACATTATTACCATTTACTGCAGTAACTACAGAACTGACTGCTCCTTTTCTAATAATTTGATTTATTGCAATATTAGTAGCACTGGCAAGAGTTAAGACATTTCCATTAATGGAATTGATTGTAATAGGATAAGAGTCATCCACATAATCAGAAGAATTTAAAGATTTTCTCTCTCTGTATATAAATCCATCCACTCCGCCCATATATAGCCTATCATTAAATGAAATTCCACAAGAACGATCATTAATATACTTAGTCCATGCGTTTGTGAAAAAATTAAAAACGTATGCTTCCGTAGGATATGAATCAGTTTCTAATGCCTTACAATAAAAAATATATTTACGATCAACTTCATAACTAATACCAAATGAACTCGTAAAGAAATTACTTATTATTTCTCTTTGCTGAATTTGGTCTTCAATTGGCCTTGATAATACTTGTACTCCATTATCTGATATTGCTGTGATACCTTGATCTGTATAGCAATAAATTTGATTATTCATTCCAACTGCAGATTCAATAGATAATAAAGATACTGTACTATCAAACAATGATACTCTAAGAGAGCTTGGGTCTTCTCCAATAATTCTATAAACTCCATCTTCCTTAATTACAAAAACAGAATCTCTCAAAGGTATTATTCTGAGGATCTCATTTGCTCTACTTCCTGCCTCGACATAGTTTAATAATGGGACTGCCTCTGGCTGCTGAACTTTACTAAAATAAATCCTATTAGGATTCTCGTCATTAGTGCTTGAATTATTAGTTCCCGATGTACTTAAAACTGGGTTCCAACATGTAGTTCTTGATGAAGTAATATAAAATTCAGAAGTGATATAATCATTAGCTTGTATCCAAATTTTACCTGGCAAATCTCCAAATCCAGAAACATAATAAGCACTTATTATTGATTGATATAAATTAATTACCTTTACTAAACTTCTAGCAGTATCGGTAATGTTTGATGATGCAGTACCTGTAGTAGTAAGTTTAAATATTGCACTAGCAGGAGTTTCCGCAGATGTTGACGCAGTATAAATCACTCCATTAATAGTAATTGTATCGCCATTAACTAATCCAGGTGAAGTTCCAGTCGCAGATATTAAAGTTAAAAATATGTTTTGTCTGCCTTTGGTGTTGGCATAAAAAGTCATATTTTTATAAGTACAAATATCAACACAAAAAGGAGGTTCATCATTAGACTGTAATATTCCTTCTTGCGTTGGGGATGTGTAAAGAAATGCACCTCTAAGATCGTCTGGAGTTATATCCGTAAAAGTCACATATCCAGTTGATATGTCGCCAGAAGTAACATTCCCTTCATAGACTAATTGTAAATCGTCTGGAGGCTCGATGCCTGTTCCAACTTGAACTGATCTATAAGCTTGATAAAAATACCCTACAGAAATATTATCAGGTATATAGAGAGTTACATCTATCATTCTATTTCCCGATAAAGTATTAGTTATTGTAGCTCTCCCCGATGGAGACCCTAAAATCAAATTATCGTTTGCATCTTTGTATCCCCAAACAAAACGATAAGCACAAGAATTATTATTACTTAAAAATCCACTTGTAGCACCAACGGAACAATACCCATCTAGTGCTCTTGGGGCTCCTGCATTAATCGGCTCATCACTAACGACCGACATTTTTTTAATGTTTGATGAAGTAGTAAAATAAAAGTTTTTATTTGCTTGAGTTGATTTAATTCTATGTCCACTCGGAGGAGAATATGTATTGCTATAGGCTGTAAATGTTCCGCTTCCGTTATCTCTTGCAAGTTTATTATTATAACTTACAATCAATGTTCCACTATAATCATATAATGCATCTACCAATCCAGTATAATTACTTGGCAATTGGCCATATTTTGCCTGTCCTCTTCTTGGTTCGGCGACCGATCCTTTATCAATTACTATATTGTCTGCTCTCTGTAATGCTCCTTCTGGTATCTCACTAAATTGATTGGGATTTGTATATAATCCTGATATTTTAAGATTTAAAGCTTGTGCCATGTATCACTTCCATAGATATCTTGCTATTCTATTCTTGGATGATATTTTCTTAGGCTGTGCATCCACTCTCGGACTAATTAAATTTCTATTATCATTCTCCATTTGTGCGTAAGTCAAAAGACTAGCTTGCAATCCATTAGTATCACCCATGTATTCCATAATTCTTACCACTACTGCTTGTATTAATAATGGTATTGTATCTTGTGGAATTTGTGCAAATGGCGATTCTCCTCTTGTAGTTACATAATAATTTGTCTCGATGTCTGAAGTATCTGTTAAATTTAACGTAGCACTTGATACCGTTCCTGCAGTTCTCTCTGCCATAATCTCCCAAGGTTGGTCATTGCTTACAATATCAATTAATGATCCTGTGGTTATGTTTGCAGGAAGATTAGTACTACATACAATCGATGTGTTAGTATTTACTGTGCTTATTATTGCAGTTCTCGAGGTTGATACTATCTCGGATGGTCGTCTATAATAATAGATTCTGAGTATTCCGCTTGAAATAGGCTGAGGAAATATTTTAATTTTATTTCCTTGAATATAATAACCACCAAAATAATCATTTATTTGTGATACTGTTATTCTAGGAATTGTTTGAAAAAATGAATCCGATGTATTAGAGGTATATAAATTTATTTGATTAATTTTATTTCCAATTGCATTAGTAGGAATATTAATTTCAGTAGTGCTACCGTTTTGAGTATATTCATCATACGTCAAAAAATAATCTTCCCTGACTGCTAATATATAAGGAATTATTCTATTCTGCAATTCCTCATTTAGCATTGCAATCAAGTCTGAATCTGTAAATAAATTCTGACTTGTTGGGATTAATGCCCTACGTTTTATTTGTGCGATTAATCCTGTGGATGTAAAATCCATCTAATTACATACCTTTTATTTTCATTCTGGCTTTAATTCTTGCTAATGCTGAATAAGGATCAATAAAGTCATCTTCCTCATTATTGCTTTCTTCATTATCATCTTCCATCTCTATTTCTGGAGTTTTATTTGATTCTAGTTTTACAATAGTAATCCCTTTCTTTTCTGGTTTTATCATTTCCTCTGACTCCATGGAATCCATTGATTCCATTTTATCTTTAGGAATTAGTCTTGATAATTCCATATCGTCCATCTGAGATATGATATCCATTATCGCTTTCATTTTTGCATCTTTCATAAGACCTTGCATTTTATTCGCTCCATATTGGTTGGGGTTCGGTTGGGAAAATTGAGTTTTCTATTGGATTTATTATTAATTCTCTAAGTTGACTTCTATAGTTTTCAAAGTCTGATTTGTTTTGTAACTTTACATCTGGCAATACTGACCAATCGGATTTAGCAATCAAATATTTTGCTTTTGACTTGCATGATTCTTTTTGTATTTCATGATATTTATTTTCATTGAGTATAATCATTGAACTGCCATGCCTTTGTAGTCTGGATATTTTTCATCAAACTCTTCTTTTGTAAGACCAATGCCATCTGCATTTGATTCATTAATTTCTAGTTCCCAAGCTGACCTAAATTCTCTTGAAGGTAAATCTAAGGGAGATATTATTTTGTAATATAATCCACTTGGAACGTCTTTATCTGCAATTATTTTAATATCAATATCTATTACAGGAGTTAATATTTTTAATCCTTCACTATCATTATATGCTATTTTCATCTAAATACCGCCACTGAAATATATGGTGCATCAATTATGCTACCAGTATGGTCTATAACAGCTATTCTTGTCTGAGAAACTGTCGGATCAACAGTAACAGGAGACTCTGCCATTACACCTAATATCTGTGTATTGCTACCTGCGGTACAAATTGTAGAATAATTTATATCTGGCATTGGATTAGTAAAGTTTATTCTATATCTACCTACATTATCATCTACTAAAGTAGATATATTTCCGCTTGATCTAATTGATATAGTCCCAGTTCCGTTAAAGTTTACCCATGCACGACATAGGAAGCCAGGATAATGAGTTGACCCACCTGGAACGACTGCGGAAAGTTGACCGTCACCTGCAATATTAAATCTTGTAACCCTTCTATCGCTTGACCTACTCCCAGAAGGAGTAGTAGCCAAAGAAATAGTGCTAGAGCCATCAGGGTTATGAACGAAAAAAATATGGCTATCGGTAATCCCTAAATTATTAGAAGAATCCAAAAATGATGTTTTAGCAACAGATGAACTATCGCTTTTTGATATTATTTTAAGTCCTGTAAAATCTCCAGTTGTTCCAACCCTAGCATTATCATTTACATCTAAACCATTAATTGGGCTACTTGTCCTAATTCCTACTCTATTATTTGCAGCATCAATAACAAAAGTATCACTATCAATATTTAATCCATTTGGGACGGATACTGCCGTGCCATTGATTGTAGTGGTATCTCCACTAGCATCTCCTAAAGTCGTATTTCCATTTATAGTTAAATTTCCACTAGATTTAATGTTTCCAGTTATATCTAATGCTTCTGTTGGACTAGTTACATTTATTCCTACTCTATTTGTTGTTGGATTTACTACTAATACATTTGTATCAATAGCTACTGCACCAATAATAGTTATTATATCACTTGTTGCATTTCCTAGATTTATATTACCATTTAAAGTAGTTGTACCTGCAACAGTTAGAGTAGAATCTAAAGTCGTAGCTCCAGTTACATCAAGAGTTCCTGGTAAATCAACAGTAGTACCACTTGCAAGGCCTATTTTACCAAAAGCCGAAGCAGTTTGTACTGCAAAATCTGTAGCTTCATCACTCCAATTTGTATCTCCTGTCTGTGGATAATTAATTGATTCTCCATTGACATTGATAGTTATTGCCACGTATTACTTACCTTTCTTTTTAGACATTGGTTTTTTAACTGGCATTTTAGAACCTGATTTTTTACCGTACATGTTTATCTCCTTGTAGTATTTCAAAGAGAGGAGTATTGTCTCCTCTCAGTTTTGTTGTCTTATGTTACTGTAAAGCCAGTAACTTTTGTACACTTAGCAGGAGCCATACATAAAAGAGCTTGATCTGCGTAAGCCCGCACTTCATAACCTGCGTTAGATGGAAGCTGTAAGAATATTTCTGTGCTATCCATTCCAGGTGTTTGAAAAGTAACATCTGTTGCACCTACTCTGATAAATTGTTTTTTGGGAATAATAAATACTTCCCCTGCTTTCACAATTGGATGAGGTTCAATTTCAATCTTTCCATTTGCACCATAGAAAGAAAGTTTCTGAAATCCATTTTCAGCAACATTATTTTTATAGGATTGGTCATACATTCTTAATCCTGACTGAGCTGCCGCTAATGTATTCCAAGCTGAAATTGGAACATAAGCACAAACATCCTCCATCAATCCTTGAGCAACTGCATTTTCAGTAGCTGAAATTATTGTGCTTAAAGATAAGGCACCACTTGCAGTATATTCATTACCTTTGAAAAGAGTATAAGTTGTGTTTGTTATACCAAAGAGAGATCCTGAAGTTGTGATAATTTTATCTATACCTAGGAAATCTTTACCTTTAGAAGAATTAAAATACACATAAATTCCACCGTTAAAATCTGCTTGTGCTACTGCCATTAATGCAGTTACACCTGTAGATGTTCCTGTAAGACCAATTCTTTTGTAAACTGGATCGATAGAAGAGATAGTGAAAACAGAATCAGAAGAAGAGGAAATCAAAGTAGAATTATCGTCTTTGTAAAACTGTAATTCAGCACCTACTTTACCTGCCCAAAGTCCAGTTGACCACTGTGCTTTATCTATATAATACCAAGCAGTTGTGGAAGATCTTTTTACGAATGGCCCAATAGTACAAGCTTTGGGAGCTGTTAAAGTTCCGCTTGTAGTATCTGGAATTGTAAAAGTTGTAGAACTTGCTTGAGTAGCAATAATACCTGTAGAAGCAGCACTAGACCCAGAATCATCTGTAAAACTTACTGTATCTCCAACAACCAAACCATGATTTGCAGTAGTAGTAACTGTGATTACAGTTGTAGCTCTTCCAAAAGTAGCAGTTCCGATAGAGTTATTAGGAGATCCTGATCCAGTTCCTAAAGAAGATCCACCATAGAAAGAGGAAAGTTCAAGCCTGTTAGACATTGACTCAACCATATTTTCAAACAAAGTACTTGTAGCATCGGCAAAAGCTTCTTTGTTGGAAGTTGCAGCTGCGGCGGCTTTGTAGGAAATTTGAGATTGTAGTACTTTTTCCGCACCTCTTACTTGTGCGTTTTTGGTTCCCATTGCAAGAGCACCATTAAGAGCAAAAGCAGTTCCATCCCCATCGTTATAAGTAAAACCTTGTTCTGCTTGGAGAACTACTGGAACATTGTAATAATCACCAAGTTTTTTACGTCTTTCAAATGGAACTTCTTTGATAAATTTTGCGGACTCTGGGATTAGATTGATTAATGAATCCCCATAAATTTGCTTATAAAAGCCATTTAATGTGGCTAGTGTGTTTGCACTCATTCGAATACCTCGATAAATTTAATAATGCAGTTTAAAGACCTGCTAGTCTCGGTATGTCGAATCAGTTTAGACCCTTGTTGTAATAGTATTGCAGATATGTTTTAGCTTATAGTGTTGATCTATATCGACCAATTATAGGAATTTTGCCATACTATTTTTATTTGTCAAGCAAAATTTAAAAAAATCCCCCTGGAGGAGAGGGACAAGGTTTTTTGGAAAATTGGGAAAACAATGAGATAATTATGTAACAAAAAAAGAAAACCCATGACCTATAGTTTTCGAGGACTTGGAGTCATGAGTTTTTTAGAAATTTTATATAAGGGAGGTAAACCTCACTCACATCCAAAAAAAATGTTATAACCCGAAAACCGAAAACCAATATAAATAGAAGTGATTCCCAAAGTCACGACAAACTAAATCCAAATTATTAAGATCTTATTCTTTCGGCAAGTTCTTTTCTCCATTCTTCTTTTGTAATCTTCTTATTATTATTTTGTTTCGGCTTGGGTTGAGATTGATTAGGCTGAGATTGATTTGTCTTTAGCCTAGCAAGATCATCTTGCCTGATTTGCTTAAGGAGATCCTCCCCAATATAATTAATCCTTTTGTTGGGATCAAGTGACTTGAGAATTTGAGCGTTAAGATTCCTAAAGTCTTCCTCTACCAAAGGAATAATCTGTTTAACATTAATCGCAATTCCTTTTTGTTCAGCAATCAACATGTAGTTTGCAATTCTCTTTACTACTTCAGGACTCCTAGGGAGAGAACTACTATCAAGTGCATCAATAATCTGGCCTGTGATTTCTTGTTCAGCCTGTTGCACTGCAAATTGCATTTGTTCTTGCTCTCTTCTGGAGAGTTCTTCTTTATATTGTCTTTCAAGTTCTTCTTTTTCGGATCGGACTCGCCTAAGCTCTCTCTCATTTTCAGGTAACATATCCTCTTCGATTACTTGAGTAAGATATTCTTCTGCTAATTGTCTAGGATTGTATCCTGCTTTTTCGAGCAATTGCCAAGGATTAGTCTGGATTAAGTCTGCAATCTCTTTGACTAGCTTCTCTTGATGCCTTGCGTTACGTGTAGCAATATCAGAAGTTTTCTGTGCTTTGTAACTGGAAACCATAGTCTTAAATTCTTTGTCAGTGATAGACTCATTTTCTGGCAATCCCCAAAGGGCTTTAAGTTGTCGCTCATTGATTTGCATGACTTGACCACCAACTTCTACTTTGGCTTCTCTAATCGGTATCTCGGGAGTTGATTGTACTACTTCCCCTGATTCCTGTATTTCAGATGGGACTGACTCCTCAATCGCTTCTGTACTATTTTCTTCCATGTTAATTTCCTTTAAAATTTATTATACTGGTACCGCACTTGCTCCGCTTGCTGTTTGATATTTCTCTCCAGTCATTGGATTAGTTGGTAAATTTGGCAAGGCTCCCGTGACTTGTTCTAATGGGTTTTCCTGTCCTGCTTGTGATACTTGAGGAATTGATGGTTGTTCTGGAGTCTGAGGAGGTAAATTCTGCATTCCTAGAATTGCAAATAAATCTTTGTCTCCTGATCGCATTTGGTCAATGTGCTTTTGAATATGACCCAATACTACAACAACCAAATCAGGATTATTCCTAGCTTCTGGACTGTCTAACAATTGCTTATGTTCCTGAATATGCATAGGATGATTATCTGTCACTAGCACGGGAGGATCAATGCCATCGCTCATCTGCTCATTCTCTTGTGCGATTAACATCAATTGTCTTTGGATTGGATCCATGATTGAATCTAATCGTCCATTTTGTAAGACTGCAAAGTACATATCCGAATTCTTAACAAATCCATATTGTAATAAAGTATCTGCTATTTGAATTTTTCCTGCAGTAGTCTTTGACAAAGGATTTCCCATGTCAACTATCACTCTCTGGACATTCTCTAAGTCTGATCCTTTAAATTCTTTCATGTAAGGAGTATTCATCTTTCCTACTATTGTCGCTACTCTCGGAACTGCAGCATAAGACTTTAACATATTAATAATTGCTGTTCCTGAGTCTTCCAATAGTTGAACATATCTTTGCTGTGTTAACTGAAGAAATTGTATTGCTTGTGATGCAACCAATGCCAAGGCAGCACCACTCTTAAGGCTTGCCTCTGGATTCCCTCTTACTACTGAGTTAATGCCTGATATTGATTCCATCTCATTGACTAACTCTTTGTATCTATTAAAGATTTCTACTGGGGTTGCAGTGAGGTTCATTGGTTCAGGCTTGCCCATCTTAGGATCATACTGTACTATATTCAATCCCCCTGATAATTCCTCGACATCAAGATTAGATCCTTTTGGAACTAATACGTTTTGCACTCCAAAGGCTTCTTGATTGGTTTGAATTGTAGATGCCAATCCATCGACTGCCCTCTGAATAGGAAGCATATCAAAACTAACTGAATACCCAAAAGGAGAAGCATAAATTGACCCAGGATGAAGTGCATAGACTGGTATTTCTGGGTAAGGAATATCGGAATCAAATAATACTGTTCCGCCCTCTATAAATTCTGAGTATCTACCGTTCGGAACTGACTGAGTTTTATCATGATAGAATCTATAAAGAGGAATCAAATCAGAATCAGTTATACGATAGAAATCAAGAAAGTCATTTTTAAGATTTCCTGAAGTCATTTCTGAGTTAATAATATCATCTTGAAAGTCTGGATACTTTTTTGCAAGTTCATACTTGTTTACAAACTCCCTGACTATCAACCAATTGCGATCTTCAAATTTTCTTAGATATGGATGCCTAATAATATCAATTCCAGAACAAGAAGTGAATTTAATGTCACCTTCTCGGATTGGTTCATTGTTCTGTCCTACTCCATATTCTCTTCCAAGTGCTACATCCCAATTTAAAACAATATAACCTTCGCCCGACCATATAGCAAACTCGACCGCATCGGCTACATATCTTTCTAATCGCTTCTCTCTCATATAATAATCAAGCAAACCTTGTGCAAGTTTAGTTTGTGCTTGGCTTGAATAATCATTATTGACTGCCCTTGCATCGAATGCAGGCCTCTGCGATACTGTGATAGATAGGATTGCTTGTAAGATAGAACGATAATGATTTACAAAGAGAAAACTGTACTCTCCTGCATCTCCTCCTCTGACTGTATCTCCCAAATGATACCCTGCTCTAAAATATTGTCGATATGATTTTCGCCAAAGATCGAGCATCCCATTAATACGAACATATTGATAGTAATCATCCACTTTCTTTTGGAGTTCTCCTCCAAGTTCATCAACTGTTAAGTTTGCAAAATATACTGCATTCTGCTCTAGCTTTGTTTTAGTTAACATTATCTTTTATTCCTTATGTCCTACTTTATAAATAGGTTTTTTTATAAATATAAGCCTAGCAAAATAAATTAACTCATCTAATTCTCTCATAATAAAAATATAAGAAAAAAATAATTTTGTTAAATCGTTTTCATTGTTATAATCTAAACTATTAATATTTAATTCGTTTATTTTATTTCTCAATAAATCTATTTGCTCAATAACTTCATTACAAGCATAAATAGTTTTTTCATTCTTAGATTTAATATTTATATAATTATTAATAAAATTATTTTTCATGATTTCTTTTTAGTTCTTCTTTCAAGTATTGCATGTGTAATTTTATTGATTCCCTGATACATTTTGCTTGTACCTTATTCCATCCTAATTGAGCTCGTTTCATATGCTCTTTATGCAATTCGTCTTGGTTCATCTTTTTCCTCGTATTCTTTTATTATTTCTTCTATGTTATTATCTATAAAATTTATCATTTCTTGATATTCCTCTGTTTGGTATTCTTTAACTATGAGCATATCTAACCAATCGCCATTAATACGTATCTCCCATGGATCGTTATATCTTTGTCTAAGATAAATTTTATATTCTTTTTGGTTAACCGTAAATGTTTTATAAATTTGAGATTGACACCATATAAGATCAATGTCCCATCCGTTTTCGATTCTACATTTTTCGTGAAATGGGTATTCTTTTCTCATTATCTCCTAAACATCCTTTTTATATTTGCTCTCTCACTTGATTCTCTCTCGAAGTGAATATAATGTGTACTCGGTAAAGCCGTACTAGTAATGGGAATTGGATTAGAATATTGGTCTATATTTCGAACCATATAAATCAAACTTGCAAGAGCGTCAAAGTGTCCGTACATATCTGACACATCAAATTGATTTCTTTGCTTGTTCCATATCCCTGCCCTAAGACATCCTATGAGTTCTTGACATCTATCCGAGACATATAATCTTCCCTGTGCTACAAAAACTCTAAGTTCATTGACCATTGCTAAGAGAGTATCTTTAGAGGTTGGGGCAAAATGGACACCATGCATCAACGACATATCTTGTAATAGTATAACATTGTTATTATCTGCAATACGTCTAGGTTCAGTCATTCCATTAAATAGTTCTTCTTCTTTGGCTACTATTGTTTTTGCAATCAAATCCGTTGTCGTATCCTGTCCCGTTAATATAGACTCATCCACTATTTGCAATATTGATTTCTTGAAATCATAGTATCCATAAAGAATAGCCGTTTTATGCCTTCCTCCGATATCCATAGAAATATAATTATGATAGTACATTCTCCAAGAGTCTAGTTCTATATCCCCAATAAAAGTGTCATTCCATTCTGGAACAATTACAGACATTTCATCAACTACGAATTCACATAGGTATTCTCTTTTCCATGTGCTTGAATTTACTCCTCCTGCCTCATTGCAATATAAATCAATAGTTTCTTGCTTAAGGCTTAAATTGTCATAGATAGTAAATTTAGAATAGTAATTTCCCCAAATAGCCTCTTGACATAGCCTAGGAAAATAATGAGCTGGAGTTCTTGGAGGAGTGCTTGAAATAATAGTCCTCCCCCCTGTGGTCAATGTTTGAGGCATAAGAATATCTTTTAAAACATACTCCAAATCTGAGATACTACCTGCTTCATCAATTAAGTTTAAGTCTGATCTATGCCCTCTAAGATTCTCTGAATTATTGTTATCACACCCTGCAATATGTATTTCGGATCCATTTTGAAATACATATTTAGAATCTTGTGTTTTAAATACTGGTTTATATTTATCAGGACAATCTGAAAGTATTTCTATCATAATTGGCTGTATAATTTCTTTTAATTGTTTTTGTGTAGGAGCCGCAAACCTTATTAATTTATTTGGACTTTTTAATGCCTGCTCGATTGCAAGAATACAAAGAGTAAAAGACTTCCCAAATCTTCTAGTACAATTAATTACATGTTTGATTGAGTTTGATTGCTTTATACTGTCATACAATTTAATCTGATAAGGTAAAAATTTATAGTACAAGTCTCCTACTTCCCACGATTCCAGGATTAGTTCATTGTATAATAATCTTTCCTTAGAAATTGCATTCATCCGTTATTTGCTCCCATATCGGATCTTAGCTTATCTATTAGCATTCTTCTCTCTTCTGGACTTAGTCTCTCTGCAACTATTGATTCTCCTTTTGACGTTACATCCAAACCATCAATAATCTTTCCATGTCCTGAGTCCATTAGCTCTTTAAATGCAGGGACGTCACCTTTAAGTGCTTTGCCTATAAGACTAATAACCATATGATCTTGAATAGATAATTTTTCAGGCTTTCCGCTAATAGGATTGGTTTTGGTATAGAGTGCTTCCAGCCATTCTCGGACGATTGTAGATCGGTTGCGAGACCCCTTAGGTCTGCCAGTTTCTTTTCCATGGCTTCCTTGCAAAAGAGTTCCACCCCTAGCAGTTTTAATTGTTCTTATGGGTTTTTTATGGGATTCATCTTTCATTTACTTAACCATTGTAAATATATTTGATGTGCTATTTGTGCAGTCATTACTGGCGGAACACTCATTCCTATTAAGTACTTTGGCTCTATATCAAAAAAATTATAATCTAATGGGAAAGATCCTATTTGCTGAATATCTATATTTGATATTTCTTTAAATTCATCATAATAAATATATTGATTTCCGCTAACTATAGTAGGAGCATAATCATTTTTTTTTATTAATACTCGACCAAAAGATTTTTGTTTTTTTTCAGTTCTTAAACATATATCACCAAAATTTTTATCTGTATCTTTTCTTTTTGTCCAATCAGAAAATAGTTTTCCGTTTCTTTTTAGTTCTAATCCATTTTTTGGATTTATAAAATCTTTTAACATTATACTCTTTTCATTAAAATCTAATCTTAATTTAGGATAGTTCAACTCTTTCTTTGAGCAAATAAAAAATACTCTTTCTCTTTTTTGAGGGACTCCCATTGACGCAGCATTCAATAAAAACAATTGGACATTATAACCAATTTTATTTAGTTCTTTATTGATTTCTATTACATATCCTTTTGCATTGCCTTTAATTAATCCGCTTACGTTTTCTGCAATTGCAATCTTTGGTTTTAGTATGCTAACAGTTTTAATCCAGTGAAAGAATAAATCATCTAATATTTGTTTTGCTTGACCTTCTCGAAATACTTTTTCTTTTCCCCATGCTTTTTCTCTTGAACCTGCTATTGAAAATGTGCTACATGGTGGTGACCCGTCAAATATATCTAAATTAAATAATTCATCTGGAATATTATCTCTAAGATTAAATGTTCTTATATCTTCATTATAATAATATTTAGGATTGTGATTTTCTTTATATACCATAGCTAATTTTTTATCTATTTCAATTCCGCCTAAGTGATTATAACCTGCTAGTTTATAACCCATAGTAGAACCACCACCACAAAGAAAAGAACCGAATACTTTTAAATTATGCGATTCAATATTTTTAGATGGATAACCATCTTTTAAATACCACTTATAAGGAAATTTATGATTAGAATCTAAATTTACATTTAGGGCATTCATGCTCTAATCCATCCTCTATTAAATCCATATCAATCTCTTTGTTCTTATCTGAATAATCTTTTTCCTCTACATCAAAGTTAGGAAGGGTTAACCCCCAATCATCTAGTTCTTTATAATCCCACTCATTGGCAAGCATAGCCCAATCCCATTCTCCAAAACCAACATTATCTTTGATGATAAATTCTCTCTGTTGTTCAGAAGTAAGATCGCTTGCCTTAATTATTGGTATTTCTTTTAATCCAGCTTCTTTGCATGCCTTGAGTCGCATATTGCCACCGAGAACTATATTATCGTCATTGACTACGATAGGACGCATCTCTAGCATCTGAGGGAAGTCTAAGATTGATTGGACTAGCTTTTTAAATTTATCGTCTTTGATAATCCTGGGATTGTTAGGATTAGATTTAATATCTTTTATTAAAACACGTGTGGCATTCATACAATCTTACTCACTGGCTTACTCGACCACATCTTACATGACCAATATTTCGGACTCGTCTTGTCCTTAGCATCCTCACAATTATGCCTCGCTCTAAAACTGGCTTTCCTCTCTGGGTCATCTCTCTTAATAGATAGATTAGGATCTCCAAAAGTAACTTTAACAATCTTTCCTGTCTGTTTACTCTTAACATATACTCCAAATTTCTTGTTAGATCCCTTTGGCAATCTAAAAGGTTTATTTAGTATTTTGTCCATCTTCATACTCCAAGAATTGATCTAATGCTCCTTCAGATTCCCATAAAGATTTTTCTATCATGCCAGAGTAATCATATATTCCTTTTTCAATATTCTTTTCATAATTCATTCTTAAGAATATTTTATATAATTCAAACTGCATTTGTTCTTTATCCATCTCTTCTCCTCATTCCCTGTGCTACTCTAATATTAGATACCTGATCTTCTAATACTTTAATTCTCTCCAATAAATCTTCTATTTGAATATCACTTTCCAACTGCTTAGGCTGTCGTATTGCGTTTAGGTATAGATAGGCTGATACAATCTCAGAGGAAATTATGACCAAAGCAATAGACAACCAAAGCATGATTAATTTATGTCACTCTTTTTATTTTTGTCAAGCAATAATTTAATGGCTACTTTATCGGGACGCTCTACGATCTTTCCTATTTCATCCATTCCGTTCTTTTTAAGCCATTTAATCGCTCTGGTATTATTACTGTAAAGATAGCTTAAGAATCCGTCATCATGCTCATTCTCTAAATATTCCCAAAATAGTTTTAAATTTTCCTCGCTTCTTTTTTCTGGATGCACTCCAAAACTATATAATATATTGTCACCATGAGCTTTCAACCAAACTGCAAAATATTTCCTATCCTCATCAACAAATATATAACTACTTGGATATTGAATTAAACATCCATTAAGTTTTATTATAATTTGATCTGATATATTTTGATTGTACATTAAGAAATCCATATCACAAAATTTCTTAATATCTTTATCTAAATCAAATATATCTCTTATCAATTCTCTATGATTCTTTTGCATTACTCATCATCCATTTCTAGCTTGTCCCTTAGTGCTCTGGTATATATAATTAATTCTTCAAAATCATAAGAAGTAAATAAATTTCTAAATTCTTTATTTATAAAAGAATCAATCCTATTATCATACTCTAAAATAAATTTTACATTTGATTGCATTGTATTATACCATTCATCAATTTTATTGATTAAATCTATAAGCTCTTTATCCATTTTTTATTATATCTCTTAAAGCTCTCATTTTATATAATAATTCCGCACAATCATCAGGAATCCATTTTATCATTTCTGGATAATGCCCATCTATTAAATCTTCTAATCTATTTTCTGTGGTTCGGTCTAAAAACCATATAAAATCACGATGCAGAGATCCCATAAAATGATCTATATTATTTATTAAGTCAATTAATTCTTTATGATTCTTTTGCATGGTTCTCCATAATCAAATCAATAATCTTTGCACTATATCCAGATACGCTATAAGAATCTTTACTTATTCTCATGAAATGATCTGTTGTTAATCTCAATATTTTGTAACCACTTAGAGTAATTAAATTGTATTTCTCTATATCATTCTTATATCCTATTCCTCTTTGATGTCTTCCATTAATCCACTGTCCACCCTCAATCTCAATTATCACATTATAATCAGGAAGGTAAAAATCACATGCAAATCTTCTGTCTTTAAAAGGTTTAAATTGTCTTATAAATTTAATGTTCTTAAATATTAACCACTGAGCAAAAGGATCCTCCAATTGAGCCCTCTTCCTAGGTAGTATTGGATTGTTGCCATTCATGTAAGGCATTAAAATTCAACCTCTTCCTCGAGTCCGAAGTTAGCATCATTGGGATTACTAATCTTCTTAACTAGCTTCTCAAAGTTATTCGCAATACATGTTGTCTTAAATTGTTTCTTCCCATCAGCTCCATCCCATGACTCGATATCAAGTTTACCGCTTACTTGAATTCTATCGCCTTTCTTCAGATCTTGCATTAGTTGAGCAGTTTTTTCCCATGCCTTAACACGCACAAACATTGACTCGTTTGGTCGCTTGTATACTCCGATGTCAAACTGGACAAAATCTTTGCCGTTGATTTGTTTATGCTCTACATCCTTGGTAAGATTACCTACTAAGATTAATAAATTTCTCATTCCATGTCCTTAATTAATTTATCTTGATATGAATATATCTGTTTCTGGATATGACCTACATGCCCTTAAATAATCCTTAACAAAAATAACAAAATCTTTATACATTCCCCACCCATTATTCGCATTAAACTTACTATAATAGTTTGGTCTAATTTGCAAGTCTATTAAACCTTCATATAATGGTTGAATTATATCTTTAGCTTTTTGAATTCCAATTTCTTCTGGACGCCATACAAGAGTGTATATATTCGCTTTGTCAGCCATCAATCCAAGATTATGGGTAATATTACCATGATACAAGATGTCATCATTTTCATGCAATATAATGCTTAAGCTCATTATTCCATGTCTCCATTATCTCTGTTTTCTAATATTACTTTATAGCTTTCTTCTAGCTTATGGTCTAGTGCTCTTGTGTATGTCGATAATTGATTAATAAGCCATATATAATGATCTAAATAATCAAATGAAAATGCATAACTACGATATCCGCCATCATATCTTTGAATGTGATATATTTGTTTATTGATCCTATCAAAACAATCATCTATCTCAAATAATATGTGTTTTAGCTCATCATCCATTTTCTAATTTGTCCCTTAATGCTCTAACTTTTATCTCTAATTCATTACAGTATAATGGAATTATTTCATATGTAAGATCTGAAGCATATTCAATATCATTATTTAATATTGATTGTTTTAATCTATCAATATTAAATTGAACATCGCTTAGGTCATATCCAATTTCATACACGAACTCTAGGTCAACCATTATTCATCAACCTTCTTTTCCAAATTCTCAATCTCTCTACCCAAATACCATATAGCCTTTTTAAGATCCTCAATAGTGCCTTCAGTGGTTGGATGTTTAATTCCTGCCCTAAGGATATACTTAACCACATTACCCAAATTAAATCCAAGTCCGTAATACTCTATGACTTTAATTGGCTCATGTGGGTTGTCACTGCCGCCGTAATGCTCAATCATCTTCACCTGCATTTACAAAATTATCAAGTAAATACCATCCTACGCTTAACAAAAAAGTAATCATTGCACTATATGCACAAAATTTCATAAGTATATCAATGGTCATTTTTCTTCTCTCTCCTGGAACATGCTTATTCTAATATCCGCATCGGCAAGATGTTTTTTAAGTTTAACTTTAAATTTGTAATAATCATCATAATTATTAGTTAGATTAATGTAAGACAAAGCCGATGATGCAATGTCTCTTAAATCATTAATGTCAATATCCTTCATGATTAAATCACCATAAACAATCTTATAATGTGAATTAAATTCATCCTGGCTCATATCAACCTTCCCACAATTAATCCAGCTACAAAACCAATTAAAGTAAATGATAATACCATTATAACTTTACTTTTCATTTCGGATTCATGTTTATTTATCATTTCCATAATCTTTAACTCTCGATCTATTTTATCCTTGCTATATTGTATTTCTTGTTCAGTCATATTCTCTATTAATCACCTTATATAATTTTGATTTACTCGTAAAATTCATCTTACGAATCTCATTAACTAGATGATCGTCTATTTCCCTTTTTAAATAATAGATTTTTTTAACCTTAGTATAAAACTTTGCAAACTTATATTCGCAAGCATTAATAATATTAACCGCATGCACTTTACTACATTTAAGCATTTTGCAAATATCTTGCAAATCGTAATATGTTTCTCTTGGCTCTGGCTTCCAGTCTGGTCTTTTAAATTGTTTATATACTGGTGGAAGTGCAATACGCTTTCTCTCGTCCAATTCTGCTTTTATTTTATCCAGATCTTCAATATTATATATTTTTTTCTGCTTTTCCATTTGATACCTAACATTGTATTTCACTACAAAAGTATTAAATGTTTCTGGCCCTACTCCCAAATATCTTTGTGCTTCTGTTCTAACCATTGCTTTTCTCCAAAAATAATAAATTATATTATCAAATAAATTACAATCATTTTTTACTCTTCTTAAATAAATAATTTAATTTATCCAAATCTTCCTGACTTGGATCCTTAACCATAAACAATCTATTCATCTCTTGTGATTCTTCTGGCGTTAAGTTTGCCTTGATCGGTTTTGCTAATGGTTCTTCCATAAAGATTCCTTTGGCTATCCTGTTCAAAACATCATTTGTCCGTTCCTGGAATTGCCTTTTTTCTTCCTCGGTAAACATGGCCTGTAAGTCTGCAATCCTATTGGCCTCAAGTTGCCTAATTTTTCGAGCATGTTCAATTTTAATCTCACCGACTTTCTTCTTGGCATCCTTGGCGGCCAATCTGCAAACCTCAGAGTAAACCCCGTCAATGTCGTTAGAGAATCCACCAAGGCAGTACTTAAATGTAGGATTACAATTCAGGTAGAGTGTTAGGTTAGCTTTTAAGATTTCTGGATACATTTGCTCCCGGTAAGGATCACCATATTTCTTGATGACGTAAATCTTGAGCATAGCCTCGACGGCCTGATAAATTCTCTTGGCAATCGAATCACGCTCATCTTTTCCCGAAGACATATATTTTCGGATCATGTCCTCCAAGATTTCCACGTCCTTACTGTCCTCTTTAATCACAAAATCTTTAGGCAGTTGATTATAGATTAAATTTAAAATTCTACGGGGGTTATTATCGAAGCCTATACCCACCCTGCTAAGGAAGTCTTCCGATGCCTCTAGAAGCGATTCTATCGTTAATTTCGGGATCATTATGTCGCTTTGTAGATTAAATTCCTGCTCTACTTTAGCAATTTCATTCGAGTAGTGTTTACTAATCTCTTCTTCTTTGGTTCTGATCGCCAGCTGTTTGTGGTCTTCTGGCTCTAAGGATTTGTTGATGTTAAAGCCTAGCATCCTTGCAAGCTCGTGTTCCTCTTTAGAGAATTCCTTGGTAAGATCTATCTCTTGGGTGTGTGCTGAATTTTTGAACTCTTCGGTTTTTCCGAACTGTTCGGTAGGCTCGCTTTCTTTCACACTTTCTTTAATATTTATTTCTTTCTTTTGTTGTTCCCTCTGGGGTAACTCTTCAGTTACCTCTGGGGTAACACATGAGTTACCTCTAGGGTAACACCCTGTTACCTCTAGGGTAACACATTTACTTTTTCTACTGTGTTCCCTCTGGGGTAACTCTTCAGTAATATTTAGGATTTGATAAAGATGGGAATTATTCTTATCTCCCTTTTTTAATATTTTAATGCATCCAATTGATATTAAATTCTTTACATCTTTAAATACTTTAGATATTGATATTCCTGTCTTTTGAGATATCTGTCTAATAGATATTCTATCATATTCTTTGTGATAGCCATAAATTTGACGGACAAAAACATTCATAATTTTTGTCTGATTGCCTGATAGATGAGGCATCCAATTGTCCAAAATCTCATTTGGGTACTGAGTAAAATTCGGAATAAATTCTAAATTTTTTTGATTGCTTTTTTCTTGTGGTGTGTTATTCATAAAATATCCTTTGATTGAGTTTGTTGTTGTGAGTCTAGTGGGTTGGTAGCCTACTAGACTTTAGTTTATTTTAATTTACTACTAATATATTCTTGCCCTTTACCTGTAATCAAAGTTTTAAATTTTACCTGATTTTTAGCTTCCAACACCCATTCTATTACTTTAAAATAACCTGCCTCGACATATTTCTGGTAAGGTATATTACTATCCATTAGTAGCTTATTATCTCGTAGCCATTCGAAAAGTTTCTTCTCTCCGATTCCAATTACTTTCCCAAAATCCCTTACTGATATTGCATTATTAGTATTAACAATCTTTTCCGCAAATTCAACTTTAGGTTTTTGTTCTTCCAATTGCTTTTGTTGATCTGCTATTTTTGATTGCATATTCTGGATGACTAGCAATGTCATTTCTTCGATGCTTAATTCAGGCTTAGAATTAATTGAATATGATCCAGTCTTACGGATTGATGGGAGTACTTTTGATGTTACCCATTCTTTAAATTTAACTGCTTCAGATTTTCTTGACCCAAGTATTAACTCATATAATGCAGACTCATTTATTATTGTTAATTCTTGAATTCCTCCAGTAGTTTTAAGGGGGTATTTCCTGCTGACACCCTTTGTGCAATTATCAATTATTGCCTGTCTGCCGTTTGAATATCCTAATATCTTAGTAACATCACTGGCAACAAACCAAATCTCGCTGTCAATAATTACAGTTCTTACTTGTTGGGTTTCAAAATCAAATATTGATATTTGAGTTTCTTTAGGTTGATTAAATAAATTTTGTTCCATTATTGGGCTCCTTTAATGAGTCCCGATGGCATGGGTAGAAATTTGTGGTAGGTTTTGATTCTCCCTCAAGAATCTACCCGATGTGAGGGCATCGGGCTTAGTACTATGTTATGTCGCTTGGGTTTTTTGTAAAGTTATTTTTCCTGCTCTGCTTTATAAATCTCTAACAATTCAAGCATTGCTACTCTCGTTTCATTTAGTGATCTTCGAGTCTGCTTTAGCTGATCCTTTTCTTTTTTGCTCAATATACTTTTCAATGATCGCTCTAAATATGCCTCGACTGTGATCAATGTTATTAATTCGCTTTCAATTTGTGCATTTGTCATACTTCCTCCAATTCCAAATTATTTTTAATATAGTTTTCGATTCCAGGATGCTTAGTCTTGAAACGTTTAATCCATGCCTCATACTCAAATCACTTGTTAGTGGATAACAAAAACATCTTAAGATCTGTATTCTCTACAAGTAGCTTAGAAAGCATATTATTTGCGGCATTAACGTCATCTTGGTTCTTGTCGCCTAGCACGTCATACACTGTTTTGTTGGCTATGTCAAAGTATCGTTGATTCATCCCCTTCCCTTTAATCCTAATGTGTCCCAAATCTTATCAACCGCAGTTATTAGAAGCCGTTGTTTCTCGGCTTCCTTCATTGCTTCTTCTTTGGTTAATTCATGACGTATTACTAATCGACTCTGTTTGTAAACATAGTATTCTTTACTCAAAATATTGTATCCTCATCTTTTGATTTCTTGCCATTAGCAATTGAAGTTTGTATTTGCAACTTCCAATTATTATTAATCGCAATTAATTCTTTTTCTTGGTCTTGTGTTACGGTGATAGATCCCGCCTCAATCGCATCACAAATATTTGTAAACATTTGATTGATGAAGTGCTCATACTCTTCGAATAATGGTTCTGGTAACTTATCAATGTATTTTTGGAATGTGCCATTAGCTTTAATAAATCTGCTAATATCAAATTGAGTTATAGCAATAGATATAGCAGTTTTAAATTTATTAAATGTTTCTTCGAGGCTTGATTTTACTGGCTCTTTTGCTACTGGCTTAGTAGGTTCAGGCTTAGATACTTCTGGTTTGTTAATCTCAATTTCATGTCCCATTTCTTCGGCTGGTGTTGTTTCTAATCCTGCATCCATCAAAACCACTACATGAGCAAAAACTGAGCGTGCTGCTCTGGACATACTGCGAGTTTGTGCCATGGCTCTACGTGCAAACAGTGGACGATTAGACCAAGTTTTTTCATCGTCTCCAACAAATCCTTCAGCCTCCCCAAGTATTATACCATCACTAATCCGTCTTACAATACCACGTGCAGAGATCCCGCCGTCAACCTGCTTTACATCACATGCAGAGAGATTGCAACCGTGAGCTGTAGCAATTGCCATCCATCCTTCTACTGGCACATACTTTCTGTTTTGAATCTTGATGCTAGTGCGAGTGACTATCTCTTTGCAAGCACCTGCAACATCGGTTGATCGCTTGATGTTTGCGATAGGATTATTGTCTTGTATCGCTAATTCGTTATTCATTATTTTTCCTCTTTTCTATTGTATATTTATTATTTAATGCGTCGAATAATTCTTCTAATGTTAGATATATATCTTCATGATGGACACTGTATGGCTTTTCAAAGAAATGTGAATGTATTCTATACATCCTATCAAACCATCTAGATATTCCCATTACATAACCTTGACCAACTATACCGCAATGAATAAAATAAACTGACTTTGCAATCAATCCAAAGTCAAAGTTATCTGGATTTTGTCTCATATATTCATCTTTGCTCATATTTTCTATTCCATCTTCAACCATTAAATATTGCTGATTGAGCCTTATCATTTTATATTTAGTGTTATTATCCATGTCTTCAGTTATAAAGCCTTCTGACTTTAATAACTTGATATCTAGCTCATATAAGCCTACTAATTCTTTTTCATCCATTGTCATATCTCCTTAAGTTTTCCGTTTGCATAGTTTACTAAAATCATGTTTACTATACTTCTTTTTGTTATATACTCGGGCTGTATTCCAGTTTCCTCAGAATAACGCTTTGTAATCTTTGTGATTGTTAGATCATCTATTGGGATAGATGACCATGATAGTTTTTTTTTATTCTTCATTATTTTCTCCTTTATTATAATAAGTTTCAATTTCTTCAAGTATCCACTTTAATTCTTGTTTTTCTTGTTTACTAATATTATCTTTAGTTAATTTATATTTAGTATTAATATATAAATAATAATCTTGATCAGTCATTATTCTTGTCCTTATCCATTATATATCTAATTGCTTCTTCTTGTGATATTTTTACAAAATTATTTTAAAGATAATTTTCATAGCCAACTGCTTTATCTTGATGAATTTGCACTGCATACAATAGAGCAGTATTATGATAATAATCATAATAATTATCATCATTAATATCAAGATACTGAGTAATGATATTTGCATTGCTCAAAAAATCTTTGTGCGTTTTTGGGCTATAATTATAATTCCAGTTATTCATTGTTTTTATTTTCTTTTTTATGCTACTATTTCAAGTAGCTCATTGTTTTTTATCTCTTCTCTTGATTGCATGCCAACCATAGACCAATTACTTACATTATTTAATTTAGCCCAATCGGATAATTGTTTTAGTCCTGATGCTCTAACTAATTTTGATTTTTTATTAATTGTGATTTTAAAAACTTTCATTGTTATTATCCTCTCTTTATAAATATATCGTAAATTGTCCCAAAAAAAAGTAAACAAAAAAAATAAAAAAAAAAGAAAAAATAAAAAAAATATTTTTCTTAAGTTTTTTTGTGACCTTAAAGATATTATGTCTAGGAGACAATAACATGCAAAAC